TGGGCCGGCTGATGGCTAAAAAGACCGGCGAGCAACTGATCGATGAGGCCCGCGGCCTGTGGGAAGAGGCCGCGTCCGAGGATCAGCAGAACGACGTTGAAGCCGAGAAGGATCTAAAGTTTCTCGCGCTTGAGCAGTGGACCGACGAGGACTGGCGCGCGCGCGTGAAGACGGGCCGGCCGGCGTTCGTCATGGACCGGCTCAACCAGTATGTAAATCAGGTCTGCAACGACATTGCGATGAACCCGCCGGGCGTGAAGGTGCGCCCCGTGGACGGCGGCGCGGACGTGAAGGTGGCCGAGGTTTTCAACGGCCTGATCCGCAACATCGAGGCGCAGTCCAACGCCGAAGCGGCTTACGTGTGGGCGGCGCGCAACGCGATCTCGTCCGGGCGCGGCTATTTCCAAATCGCCTACGACTACGCGCCGGGCTCTTTCGAGATGGAACTTGGCGTCCGTCGCCTGGCGTCCCCGTTCGCGGCGCGGTTCTACGCCGGCACGCTGGACCCGACCGGCGCCGACGCCGAGGGCTGCTGGGTTTCCGAATACCTCCCGCGCTACGAATACGAAAAGCGGTTCCCCAAAGCCCAACTTATCGGCTGGGAAGACAACACGTTCTGGGGCGATTGGAAGCGCGGCGATTACGTCCGTATTGCCGAGTGGTGGCGCAAGGTGCCGATGAAGCGGAAGTTGGTCCGCTTCAACGATGGCGTGGTTCTCGACACTACCGACCGCGAGGACAACGACGTTCGCGAAATCGCACTGATGCATGGCGGCGTGCAGGGCGAGCGGACGGCGGAAAGCTATCGCGTCGAAATGCGCCTGATTAACGGCGCGGAGCAGTTGGAAGAAACGGCGGAGTGGCCGTCTTGCTATCTGCCGGTCGTGCGGGTGACGGGCAACATCCTGAACGTGGGCGAGCGGATTATCTACCGCAGCCTTATCCGCGGCGTGCGGGATGCACAGGTGTTGCTGAACGTCTCACGCTCGTCCTACGCCGAGGCGACCGCGATGGCGCCGAAAGCGAAGTGGATCGGCACGCACAAGCAGTTTTCCGCGAATAAACAGCACTGGGCTAACGCGAATCAGATTAACCTGCCGTATCTCGCCTTCACGCCGGACGAGAAGAACCCTGGCCCGCCGCAGCGCGTGGCGCCTGACATGCCGGCCGCTGCGCTGTTGCAAGACGTGCAGATGGCGGTTGCCGACATCGAGGCCGGCGTTGGGATCTACCGCGAGAATCTCGGCAAGGAGTCCAACGCGGTTTCCGGCAAGGCGATCCTTTCGCGCCAACGTGAGGGCGACGTTGGCACGTTCAACTGGTCTAACGGGCTGGCCGGCGCCGTGATGCAGGCGGGGCGCATCTTCGTGGATATGATCCCGAAGCTTTACGACACGCCGCGCATGGTCCGCACGCTGGGCGAGGACGGGAGCGAGGACTTCGTTCGCGTCAACCACCAGATGCAGATGGGCGACGGTCGCATCGTCACGGTCAACGACCTGTCGGCCGGGCGCTATGACGTGGTGGCGTCTGTCGGCCCGTCGTTCTCGTCGCGGCGCGAGGAAGCGCGGGAAAGCATGCTGGCCTATTTCCAGGCCAACCCGCAGGCCGCGCAGCAGATGGGCGACCTGTTCGCTAAGCACATGGATTGGCCCGGCGCGGACGAGTTCGCGGCGCGGGCGCGGCGCATCGCCATCATGGGTGGCCTTGTGGACCCGGACCCGCAAGATCCGGAAGACGCCAAGCTTATCCAAAAGATGCAGTCGCAGCCGCAGCAGCCGGCGGCTGACGTGATGCTGGCGCAGGCCGAAATGGCCAAGGCGCAGGCGGCGCAGATGAAGGCCGAGACGGACCGCGCGATTGAGATGCAGCGGCTTCAACTTGAGCAGGCCAAGGTGCAGTTGGAAGCCATGCGCCTTGAGATGGAAGCGCAGCAGGCCGGGCAGAAACTGTCCATTCAGGCCGCGGACATCGCGAGCAAGATCGAGGAGCGCAAGGCGTCCACCATGCGTGAGGGCGTCAAGGGCACGATTGATGTGGTGGAGCGCGTCGTGCAGGCGCGCCAGCCGCAGATGATGCCAGGAATGGCGAACCAGATGCAGGCGCCTCCGGGCGTCTGAGTGACCTACCCGCGCGGGTCTGACGCGCGGGGGCTTATCGCCTGGGCCTTACCAGTGCGCGCAACCCGCTATGGGAAACCCAATGTCTGATACGTTTACGCTGGACGCCCCGCAGGGCGAGCCGGCTTCCGGTGTTGCTGGCGTCACCGACGACAAAACGCTTGAGCAGGCCGCAAATACCGAAGCGTCGGCCACTTCGGAACCAGAACCCGATGACGATGACGGGGGCGACGAGCAGCCGCAGCAGCGGCAGAGCCGCGCCGAGCGCCGCATCAGTCATCTCGCGGCACGGGCAACGAACGCCGAGACGCAGCTTGCCGAGGCTATGCAGATCATCCGCCAGATGGCGGGCGGTCAGCAGCCGACGCAGCAGCAGCCGACCCAGGCACCACGCGCACCGCAGGCAGACCCGCTTGCGGCCATCGTGGAGCAGCACGTCGGCCCGGCGCCCAAGCCAGAGGATTTCCCCGCTGGGGAGTTTGACCCCGGCTTTCGCAAGGCTGAGACGGATTACATCCGGCGGTCTGCGGCAGTCGAGGCGCAGGTTCGCATTTCGCAGCAACTGCAACAGGCGCAGATCGCGACCCGTGAGCAGCATCTTGCGGCGAACCTAGCCCAGCAAGTGGCAGTGATCGAGAAAGCCGACCCGGAAGCCCGGACGGCTATCGCGGAACTGGGAATGAGGCTCGGCAAGGCCGGGCAGCATGGCCAGGCCGTCGCCAATGTCATCGCCGAACTCGGCGCGGACGTGGCGTATCACATCGCCAGGAATCCCGAGGTTGAGGCGCGTCTTAGGTCCGTTCCTGTCCCGGTCGCACTGATCGAACTGGGCGAACTCCGCGCGACGCTCAAAGCGCGCACGGCGACGCCCGTGGTGCAACCGACCTCTGCGCCGAACCCGCCGCCACGCCTGCGAGGCGGGGGCGGGAACACGGTGGACCTCGACCGAATCCCGATGAGCCAGTTTGCGGCCATCGTGAGTAAGGAAGTCACTCACCGCGGCTGAGCGCAGGGGCATCCCATAGGGACCCCGCTAAATGTCTAACGCAATCATCACGCCGACCCGCGTGGTGCGGGAGGGCCTTGTCCTTCTCGACAACATGCTTGTCTTCCCGAAGCTCGTCCACACCGACTATTCGGACGAGTTCGTGGCCGGCACGGGTGACACCGTGACCATCCGCCGCCCGGTGTCTTACCAGGGCTACGAGTCGGCCACCATGTCGGTGTCCGACACGGATGAAGGCTCGACCACTGTCAGCATCGACAAGTGGGCCGGCGTCGCGATCCAGTTCACCGACAAGGAGCGCACGCTGTCCATTACGGACTTCCGCGAGCGCTTCCTCGTCCCCGCCATGCGGACCATCGCCAACACGATCGACCGCGCCATTGGCGCGCGCATCGCCGGGCTGTGGAACCATGTCGGCACGGTGGGCAACACCATCGACTCTTGGGCCGATTTCGCCCGCGGGCCGCAGCGGCTTGACGAGATGGCGGTGCCGGACTCCATGCGTAAGGCGGTGCTGACCAGCGCCGATGCCTATGCGCTGGCGGGCAGCTTCAACTCCGTCTTCGTCAACAACATCGCCAAGTCGGCCATCGAAGAGGCCGAGATGCCGAAGATGGCGGGCGTGGACAACGTCTACCGCTCGCAGAACGTGCCGACCGTGACCACGGGCACGCGCGTCAACGGCGCGGGCCTGCTGACCAACGGCGCGGCGCAGACTTCCGCGTATTCGGCGGTCAAGTCCACTTACAAGCAAAACCTGATTTGCGACGGTTTTGCCGCAGGTGCGACCGTGAAGGCTGGCGAAGTGTTCACGCTGGGCACGCTGGCGAGCGGCATGGTTGCCGTGAACCCGGTCCCGAGCGTGGTCGGCTCCAAGCCGGTGCTTCCGTATCTTCAGCAGTTCGTCGTCAACACCGACGCGACTGCGGACGGCGGCGGCAACATCACGCTCGACATCAGCCCGCCGATCATCACGAGCGGCGCCGAGCAGACCGTGAGCATGACCAGCGCCAACACGGACGGGCTCAACCTCGTCTTCATCGGCGCCGCGTCCACCACCATCCCCCTCAACGCGGTGTTCCACAAGAACGCGATTGCCTTCGTGAACCGTCCGCTGGTCATGCCGGCTGGCGTCACCGAATGCGCCCGCGAGACCCACAAGGGGATCAGCATGCGCTTCGCCCCGGTGTGGGACGGCGTGAACAGCAACCAGCGCTGGCGTCTCGATGTGATCTACGGCGTGAAGACGCTGGACGGTCGCCTCGGCGTCCGCATGAACGGCTAAGGAGGCCGATCAAATGCCTGTGCGTGAACTCTCTGACGGCAACCCCGACGGCACGCGCCTCGGGAACGCCTCGTCTGACCTGCTTGGCTTCTATGGGCTGACCACGCCCATCGTGCGCCCGAGCGTGACGGCCTACACCACCACGACCGCGGCGACCTCGACTTCGCCCTGGGGCTTCGGCACGTCCACCCAAGCCGACGCGGTGAACACAGCGGTTCGCCAGATGGCGACGGCGCTGCGTTCCCTCGGCCTCGTCGGCTAAGGGCAGGGCAGGGGGCGGGGCAACTCGCCCCCTGCTACCTTCATGGCGGAGAAGGTGATCATCGCAACGCCGATCTTCGGCGGGGCCGTGGGGCGCTATGTCGCCTCGCTTACCAAGACGTTGCACGCGCTACAGCAGGCCGGGCAGCCGTATGACGTGCTGATCCTTGAGGGCGATGCCTACATTGCGCGGGCGCGGAACACGCTGGCGCTGGGCTTCCTGCAAGGGGACGGCGATACGCTGTTTTTCATTGACCAGGACATGGGCTGGGAGCCGGAAGGCTTCTTCCGCATCCTGACCGCGGACGCGCCGGTAGCGGCGGCGGCGTATCCCATGAAAAACTCGTGGGAACAGTGGACGGCGCAGTTTGTCGAGGACAACGGCCAGATGATGGGCCGGTCGCGCGCGGACCAGACCGGGCATCTCATCGAGGCCGAGGCGATCCCGATGGGGTTCACCAAGATCACGCGCGACGCGCTGATGGTGATGCGGGAGAAGCGGCCGGAATACGATTGGCCGAACCCGGTCAACCCTGAGCGCAAAATGCATAACTGGTTTGCGACCCCGCCGAGCGCGACGGAGGGAATCGTTGGCGAGGATGTCTGGTTTAGCCGGGAGTGGCGCCGCATCGGCGGCAAGCTTTGGGTAGATCCGGACGTGACGCTTGACCATGTCGGTTCCAAGGCTTGGACGGGCAACCTGCACAAGTTCCTGATGGGCGAGACGGTGTTGACCGTGACGGCTGACAAGCCGGATCTGGGCGAGGAAGTCTGATGGCAACCGTCTTGCAGCACATCACGCGCGCCGCGCGCCTTATCGGCGTGCTGCAAGAGGGCGAGCAACTCAACGCGGATGCGGCCGGCGACTTCATCGGCGCGCTGCAATCAATGATCGCGGCTTGGGAAAACGAGGGCGTCCAGCTTTCCGGGCTTGTCGGCGCGACGCTTGCCGCGGGCACGAACCTCGCGGTTCCGGCCACGCATGACGAGGCGATTCAGACCAACCTGGCGCTGCGGATGGCGCCGGAATACGGCGCGACGGCGGTTATCTCGCCGCTGCTGATCGAGCGCGCGGAAACTTCCTTCCGCAACCTTCAGGGCATCTATGCCGACGACATACCGATGACGGTTGAGCCTGCGCTTCTGCGCGGTGGCCGCATCGGGATTTGGGATGGGGATTGGCAATGAGCGGCACTCGCGCTGCACCGCGAACCTCGTCCCGCTATCAGCGCGGGCTGTCCTACGAGCCTGGGCTTGCCGACAGCCGCTATCGTCCCGAGCGGATGACTGGCGGCGGCGGCGGGCCGGTGACGAACGTCGGCGGCGGCGTGTCTCCGATTATGCCGCCGGATGATGATGACGGCGTTGTTGTTCCGATTGGCGGCGGCGGCGGCGGCAGCCTCGGCGCGATTGGCGGCGGCGCGGGGCTGCTTGCGGCGTTGGCGAACCCGAACCTAATCCGGCAGTTGGGCGGCTTGCTCGGCGGTTCCGGCACGGCGGTTTCGGGCATCACGCAGGGCAGCACGTCGCTCGGCGCGGGCGCTGCGGCACCGGCTGCGGGGGCGCCGATTGACCCGATCAGCGCGCTTGCGCCAGAAGCGGCCACGCAGGGCTCTACGAGCGGCCTGGCGGGCACGGGCAGCGGCGGCGGTGGCGGTGGTGCCGCTGGCGGCCTGACGGGCCTGTATGGGCTTCCTATTGTGCCGTTCGGCGGCGCTGAGTTCGGCTCGGCGGTTTTGCCGGCCGGCTGGGGCGCCTCGGCGGGCAATCAAGTTTTGTGGTCGCCGCAGCCTATTGATCTGTCGCAGTTTGCGACGGGTGGGCAGACCGTCATGGACGGCGGTGGCACGGCTGCGGCGCTTGGCGCGGACCTCGTTGACGACGTTGCCGGCGCGGCCACTGGCGGCCTTGAAGGCGTCATGGGCTCCGGGCTGCTTGGCGGCGGCTTCGACTTGCTCGGCGGCCTCGGCACGCTCGGCGGCGGCCTCCTTGGCAACTACGTCGCCGGGCAGGCTGGATACAGCGGCGACCGCGACCCCATGGGACAGCAGATCGGTTCCGGGCTCGGCTCGGCTGTCGGCGGCCTGTTCCTTGGCCCCATCGGCGCATTCCTCGGCGCGCAGCTTGGCGGCGCCATCGGCGGCCAGTTCGGCCCGCAGGAAAGCGTGGGCGCCAACTGGAATGCAGGTTTCACGTGGTCGCCCGAACTCGCGAACCAAGTGCAGAATTCCTTTATCGCATCCGGCGGCACCATGCCGACCGGCTTGACCGGCGGCTTCGGGTTTCAATCGTTCAGCGGTCAGGACAACGGCGGTCAGGCGAACATGGACTTCGCCAACGCATTCCAGCAGCAGCTTATGGCGATGGCGGCGGCGCAGGGCTACGCGGTCAACCCGACCGCGGTGGGCGCGGGCTACGCCGTGGGGCAGTTCATGCCCAGCGATAGCATGACGGCGCCGGGCCAAGGCTACTTCTACAAGGCGGGCGACGACTACGCCGACAACCCCAGCCGGTTCTTCGGCACGGACCTCAACGCGCAATACCAGCCGTTCAACGGCGCATTTAGCGGCCTGTTCCCGCAATCTAACCTGACGGTCGGGCAATATATGCTCGATTACGCCTTTGACGACCTTGTTCGCCAAGGGCTGTTCGTGCCGCAGGGTCAGGCGGTCAGTCAGGACGCGGCGTTGCAGCAACTTATGGGCACCGCGCAGCAGAACTTCACGAGCGGTCAGAACTACTTCGCGCAGGCTGAACAGAACCAGAGCATGGGCTGATGCCGCGCATCCTGTGCCGGTAGATACTGGAAACTAGCACGAAAAACACTAAGTATCAGGGATGCGGAAGATCCCTGGATACAGCAACTATCTGGCCGGCGAAGACGGACACGTTTACCGGCTGTGGCACTACAAGAAACCGCTTAACCCGCCGCTGCGGTTGAAGTCGTTTAGGAATCCGTGCGGTTACATGCAGTGCGGCGCCATTGCCGACGCTGACTGCCCGCCGGAAGTTGGAAAGCCCCGGCGCGCAGGGCGCCCGGTGCATCAGTTGATATGCCTCGCATTCCACGGCTTGCCGCCTTCGCCGCGGCACGAAGTGGATCACATCAACAACGTTCGCGACGACAACCGCCCGGAAAACCTGCGGTGGGTTACGCGCCGCGAGAACGTCAGAAACAGCAAGAAGCACTACACATATCCCGCAGGCGAAAAGCACCACTGCGCGAAGATAAACCCCGCAGTTGTCTTGGAAATACGCAAGCGACGCGCTCGCGGCGAACTTCTTCGCGTAATCGCGGCTGACGTGGGCTTGCACTTGGCCACCGTTCACAACATCGCAACCGGCAAGACATGGAGGTGTGTTCCGCACAATGCCGCGCATCCCCATGGCGCTCCAATCGTATCGCCACCGTAGCCTTCCCGTTTCTGCCCAGCGCATAATTAATTGGTGCGCCGAGCAAGAACCTCGCGACGCCAAAGCCCCTGTCATTCTGATCCCCACGCCGGGGCTCGACGTGTTCACGACCCTGCCGGCGGGACCGTTCCGCGGCGCGCAGGTTATGGGCAACCTCTGCTACATCGTGGCCGATGACACGGTGTATGCGGTGGACACGTCCGGCGCCTATACCGCGCTCGGCACGCTGGCGGCCGGCGGCGCGGTCAGCATGGCGAACAACGGGACGCAGATGGTTGTGGTGGTCCCCGAGACGCAACAGGCGTGGATTGCAACACCTGCAACATTGACGCAGATCACGGACGCGGATTTCCCCGGCGCGGCGACCGTGGCTTACCTCAACGGGTTCATGGTGTTCTCGCGGCCTGATAGCACGTCGTTTTTCTGGTCCGCGCTGAACGACGCCGCGACCTATGACGCGCTTGACTTCGCGAGTGCGGAAAGCGCCCCGGACGCCATCGTGGCGGTGCGGCGCATCGGCGACTTCCTGTGGTTCTTCGGGACCGACAGCATCGAGATATGGTCCGGGTCCACTCAGGGCGACGTGCCGTTCACGGAACTCGCGGGGGGGCTGGTGCCGCAGGGCTGCGGCTCGCGGTTCAGCATCGCGGACTACAATAACAACCCGTTCTGGCTTGGCGCTAACCGCGTGGTCTATCGCGGCGAGGGCGCATCCGCGCAGCGCATCAGCACGCACGCGATTGAGCAGGCGATTGCGGGCTACGAGACAGTATCCGATTCCCGCGGTTGGATTTATGAGCAAGAGGGCCATACCTTCTACGTCCTGACGTTCCCCGACGCGGGCGAGACGTGGGTCTATGACCTGGCGACGCAGTCCTGGCACGAGCGCGAAAGCGAGCCGGTTCAATACAACGGCACGTGGCGGGCGATTGGTGGCGTGTCGTTCGGCGGCGCCACGTTGGCCGGGGATAGCGTTGACGGGCGGATTTATGTCGTTGACCCGACGTTCCCGACCGAGGACGGCGACCCCATCATTCGCACGGCCGTTGGCGCGCCGCTCTACAACGAAGGCAAGCGGCTGTTTCTGAGCAAGCTTGAAGCCGACATGGAGACGGGCGTTGGCACGGTTAGCGGGCTGGGCTCGGCGCCGAAGGTTTGGTTGTCCGTCTCCGACGATGGCGGCCGGACGTTCGGCTATGACCACGAGGCGAGCCTTGGCGCCATGGGCCAATATCGCACGCGGGTTCGGTGGCTGCGGCTGGGCACGTCGCGCGAGCGGGTGTTTCGCATTCAGATGAGCGACCCCGTCCGCACGACGCTGATTGCGGCCAACTTTGATGCGGTGCCGGGCGCCAGCTAATGGCCCAGCAACGCTACGACTTCCCGATCCCTTCCGCCGATCCGGTGGTTGGGGCGTCGCGGATGGTCACGCCGATCTGGTTGAAGCTGTTCAACGCATGGCGCGACCGTTTCGGCATCCTGACCGAACAGGCGCAGGTTTATGACCCGCCGAACATCCTGAGCGGCGCGACTTCCTCGATTGCCGTTGCCTTCGCGGGCGCGAAGCCGGGCGACAAGGCGTGGGCGACCCATAGCGCGGTTCAAAGCGGGATCATCCTGCTTGCGACGGCGACGACGAACAGCGTGACCGTGACGTTCTGGAATGTCACGGGCGCACCGATTGACCTGGCCAGCGGCACGCTGCGCGTAGGAGTGGAAAGCACGACATGAGCATCGTTGGACCGCGCAACGCGCTTGCGGGCGTGGCTGCGCCTTCTATGGGCTGGGAAAACGGCATGAACCCCGAACTCGCCGCGGCGCTTATGGCGGCGCTCGCCAACCCGCAGATGCAAGCGCCCATGCCGCCTATCGGCGCGCGGCCGGCGCCCTACGAAATGCAGTATGTGCCGGCGGCGCGTTCCGCGTTCCCCGGCGGCTACA